CCATACCACGGATTCCTGGAATGGAGTCAGAGTTATCACCAAGTAAAGCTTTGTAGATGGTGAAGTTTTCACACGAGATTCCATACTCCTCTACCAAGTTTTGAGGGTTGTACATTTTCTTTTTTGTAGGGACATAGATGTTTACCCTCTCTGAAACCAATTGGAGAAAATCTCGGTCATTGGATAGGATGTAAACCTTTTCCTTGAAGTAGGATGCCAAATAAGCGATAACATCATCAGCTTCAATATGGTCAACCACGATTGTTGTGAGTGGAAGATTTTGGAGGTATTCGTAAAGACGAACCATCTGCCATTTCATGGATGCCTGTTCGTCAGCTAAATCTTCAAATCCAACTGCACGATTGAGACGGGACTTGATTGCTCGACGTTCCTTGTAGTTATCAAAGATTTTACGTCTACGATGTGAACCACCCTTACCATCAAAGACAACTACAACTCTCGTAGGTTTTACCATACGAATTGTGGCACCAAGTGATTTCATAAATCCTGAAAGTCCACCGACGTGTTGACCATCTTCGTTGAGTGTTGGAATTGCGGAGAATACACGGATGAAAAGATTGGTTCCATCCACTACGAGAACCCTACTATCTCGGTGGAGATTATCTGCGTTTTTGTGTTCTTCTTCTACTTCTTTGAGTAGGTCTTTGTATTTCCGAATCATCATAATGTATTCCGTGTGAATTTGAATGGACTACAATATATGAAATTTTCGGGAGATTTCCAAATGAAAAAGGGAACCGAAGTTCCCTTTTGTTATTTCATCTTTTTCAAATTATTTATTCGCTTTATTGATAAGTTCCATAGATTTTTTATGAAGTTCTGTTGCCATGTCTAAAACAACTTTCGCCCATTTTGCACGTGCATTCGGTACATTTTTGAGAACATCTTTTAGTTTCTTTTCATTTTGAGGAATAGAACCGAATCCAGTAGCTGGTTTATACTTCTTTTTGTTCAAAGTGGACAAGAACTGTTCCATATTATTTCTGTTAAATCCATTATCTATTATAGATTGAATCATTTCCGCATCGTCTAGTGCACTTTGTTGTTCTGATTTGTAGCCTGCTTTATTTTTTGCAGTTGACATTTTACGAAGATTATTGAATATGTCATCAATCATTGATTCCAACTTTGGTTTCAATCCTTTCATAAAGACATCATTCATATATCCGTAAATATTCTCATCACTACCAGCAAGTGCGTCAGCAGTTGATTTTGATTTTACTTGGTCTGGAGTTAGTTTTGCCTTTCGTGCAAATCCATTAATAACACTCAATGGTATTCTTATTCGGAAGTATTTACCAGTACCAATACCCGATAGTGCGTTTTTAAGATTTGATGCGTATGATGTAGTTTTAGCACCAGTAGACTCAGAATAATCTATTCTGTAATAAAGGTCAGAACCTCCTTTGAATATGGAACGAACTTCAGTCGGTGATATTACATTTATGAATATAACACCAGATTTTAAATCACTTGCCTTTGGTTTTGCAGTCATAGTTTCTATCTCTGAGTCATGTTTAAAAGCAAGGGTTCTCAGCAGATATTTTGAAAATTCATCTGGTATTCCGGCTTTTTTGAAACTTCCTAAATCTTCGTTCAAAGATTTCTTGATTTCTTTGAGTAAGAGAGATGCCTCTTTTAATAGTTCTTTTCTACTTGACAATTTCATTTTGGACTCCATTATTTGGTGTAATTCATAAGTTGCATTAGTGCGTATTTTTCTATCTCGTTGAAAGTAGTTAGTTGACCCGATTCAATCTTTGCACGAGTATCTTTTTCAACTTGGTCGAGTATATCTGAAGTAGACGACTTAGTATCAGCTGATGTATTTTGTTTTTCCAGTTCTTTACGCATTTTTTTGAGCATAGTGTCCATGAGTCCGATCAATGTTTCTTTATTGAATTTGGTAGATTCAATTTTATTGACTAAATTCTTCGCCACTTTATTGAATAACGACGAAATTAAACCTTCGTCCAAAGGTTTTTTGTTTGACTCGGTTATCAATCCCGCCAATTTTTTCAAACGAATTTTATCCATCTCTAACTCCAAAAAAAAAAATACTTTGGTTATATGATATAAATATGGGGCAAAGAACAAAATAACAAATTTTCGGGAGATTTCCAAATGAAAAAGGGAACCGAAGTTCCCTTTTGTTATTTCATCTTTTTCAAATCGGATTCAAATTTTTGTTTTCAAATCTTTTTCAACTGCGCGCATAATATTTGTGATTTCTGGTATTTCTGTTTCCATCTTTTTGAGTATTTTATTTTGTTGGATTACCTTTGATATTATCATTTCCAACTCATAAAAAGAATCTCGTGCTCTGTCTGCATACTTTTTCCCATCAATCAACGATGCACCTTGTTGTATTTCAAGATAACGGAAGAAAGCTTCAACACTATTATCATATTTTTTTTGTTGGTCTTTATCTACAACAAGACGAATGGCATCTTTCATCCATTGAGTTACTTTTTCCACTTTACTTTGTGGGACAGCGGCTTCATTCAAGGATTTCTTGATTGATTTGAGTGTTAGTTCTGATTCTTTCAGAAGTTCTTTTCTACTTGATAATTTCATTTAGGTCTCCAAAAAAAAAAATACTTTGGTTATATGATATAAATATGGGGTGAAGAAGAAAATCATTACACCACATCGTGTTCCCATTTTAGAAAGTTTCCTTTGATTCCGTTTTTGTATTTCTTACCTGAAAGATGTGATGATATATTGTAAATGTTTAGTGATAAAACTTCGGACCACTCTATTCTAGTTTTTCGCTGACCTACATATTTACCGGACAAACAAACAATATATCCTTTTGAATTTGCATCTCGTATCTTCTGTTTTATTTCTTCCGAATGTGTTTTCCCATAAAAACCATTTTTATTACCCAACCGCAATTCACTCAATTTTTTTCGTGTTTCTTGTGTTTGACTCCTACGGCGACCAGCTTCACTGAGCTTTCTTCTAGTTTCATCGGATGGAACTTTACCACGATTACCCTCACTTATTTTTCTACGAGTTTCTTCTGATGGTGATTTGCCAAAACAATGATGGTGTTTTCCAGTTTTACCAAACATAGGATGGTTTTCTCCAGAACAATTACCATAGCTATGATTGTGTCTATTATAGAACATCAAGTTATTAGCGGCGTCATGATAGTTCAACCAGTATTCTTCCCGTTCTATCAGTTTCTCTTTAGATTCACATACTTCTATTATTTCTTTCTTGAAGTTTTCTTTTCCATACTTTTGTATGGCTCTTTTCAAGAAAGTTCCAGAACCAAGATAACTTGGTTTGTTTTTAGTATCTTTGCCAATGTATTGTTTACCATTGACCAAATTAGTGGTTTTGTAGATAACCATAACGTTCTCCATTTATTTGATTTTGTTTGTTCTCTATCAATAAATATCAAACAAAAAGAAAAGCCGTGAGTTTGGAGAAGATGTTGTAGGAGCTGAGAACAAACTACTAATCAAATAAACCCACGGCATTTTCAAAACGAAACCAATTTAGTCATCCAACAAAGGTTCATCAGAGATAATGACGTCATCTAAACGAACTTCATCGGTTTTTTGGTAAACCATTATAACCTTTTCGGCAATGTCATCATAAACTATTTCCGCGCGGTTTGGGTCGGAGATAATCTTCTCCACAAAATCCTTGCCCTGAAACTTTATGATTTCACCGGTACGTTTATCGGTATATTCATACCAAGCACCACTCTGGCGAACTAACCCATACGTTTTCATTGTTTCCAACCACGATGAGTAATCATCTATTCCACTGTCAAAATACACGGAATACTCGGCAGTTCGTGAAGGAGGTCCGCAACGATTTTTTACGAGCTTTGCCTTTACCTTAGCACCGACCACTTCTTCTACACCATTTATCTTTGCCTTGATAGCGCCAACCGATGATAGACGGATTCGTACAGAGGCGTGGAATGGAATTCCCTTACCACCGGGAGTTGTCCACGGGTCAGAGAAAGCCGGTGCATTCAACTTTTGACGAAGTTGGTTTGTAAAGATAAGGCAGATACGTTCACGACCAATCAAGTTCGTAATCTTTCTCATCGCCTTTGAGATGATGAGTGCCTTTGCAGTTGCATAACCATCCTTATCAAAGTCAGCCGCCATCTCTGTCTTTGTTGAAGCTCCTGCAATAGAGTCAACAACGATAGTCACAAGTCGGTTCTTATCTGATGAACGAACCTTCTCAATGATTGTCTCTACCGTTTCAAAGATGTCTTCCACCGTTTCGAGTGGAACATACAACATCTCTTTTAGATTGAGACCGATGGCTGAAAGAAACTCTGTTGAAAGGGCATTTTCTGTGTCAATGTAGACAGCAAGACCACCCTTCTTTTGAGTGTTGAGTAGGGTGTGAGCGGCAAGTAGTGACTTACCGCTCTGTTCCAACCCTGTTATTTCACAAACACGACCAACGGGAAATCCACCATTCTTTCTGTTTGAGATGGCAAGGTCAAGGATAGTTGACCCAGTAGATACCCATTCCTTCACGATGGTTGGTGCATCATCGTCACCTTCCAAGAAGTAAGCCGTTTTGAGATTTTGAGATTTGAATTGCTTGTTGATAGTTTCAGCAATCACACCACCGAGTTCATCGGTGAGTTCCATTTTGTTTTTTGCCATAGAGGACTCCTATTAGTTGAAGAGGTCATCAAATGCGTCTTCAACTTCTGACTTTGTTACTGTCTGCTTTGGAGCTTCAGCTGGCTTCTTGTATTCAACTTCCTGACTTCCATCATCCACACCCGTATGTATAGCAAGGTATGTCTTCAATTCTTCATACGTTGGCTCTGGATAAAGTTCAGTAATTTGTGGTTGTTGCTTGATCTTTTCGATAACATCAGGATTTTCTGTTGCTGGTGTTTGCTTTGGCTTGATACGGATTGTTGTTTCTGCATATTGCTTACCAGCTTCTTCTGCCGACTTTACAGTCACTACAACATCACGACCTTCCTTGAGGTCTGTAATATCACCGTAGTCAGGGTCTGCAATAAAAGCAAGAAGTTCTTGATAAAGACCCCTTCCGAATCCCCAAAACTTTACACCTTCATGTTCTTGACCACGAACAAGAACGGGAACGTATGTTCTCATCTTTGGTTCCAAACCACGTCCCATCAACCAACTTTCCTTATCGCCTTGTTGCTTTAGCTTTTCTCCAAAGGAAGCAATTGGGTCAGGACGACCAAAAGATTGCGGTGACAAGATTGACTTCTTGTTTCCAAAATTATAGTGGAAATACAACTCGATGAAAGGATTTTCTCGGTTGTGTACATAAGGAACAATTCGGATTTGGTGTTCGCCAGGTTCTGGCTTCCAAATATTTGAAGTGCGGTTGTTCGCATTCTTCAGATTGTTCAAACGGTTGCGGATAGCATCAAGATTGATTGCCATATAGGTACTCCTAAAAGTTAAATGATAATTG